TCTCTGCTAATTCCACCCTGATTTTTTAAGAGTTTTTCATCTTCATATGGATTATAAACCATTTTTAATTTCTCCGTCTATGATGTGTTGAATAAACAGCAAGTATTGAATCAATAGCAAAAAATGACCCATTAACATTTTCAAATTTAATATCAGCATAAACCCATTTATGACCAACACTTCGATCAATGGAGAACATTTTAACTTGCTTAATTTCAGAAACATTTGGTGTTATAGTATATGAACCATTGATATCACTTCCATTACCTGTTATAGTAAGTTTCAAATTACCTTCAATAATTCCACCAAGATAAATTCGGCGTAATCTTTTTGGATGATCATCATTGAAATCAACAGTATATGGAATAAAATACGCATCAATTTTTGTGCCATTATCATCGGTTCCACAACAGGCCTCGAACAATCCACCTTGACCAGCGCCCAACAGAACTCCATTAAACCGGCACATAGAAGTGTAGTTGAAATTGGTATATTGCGTTGAAGCACTGTTTTTTAAGTTAGTTCGTATTGTTTGCATAATTAAAATAGAAATCCTATATATGATAACTGTTCTTCTGTAAATGCAGAACTATCAAGTACTTCTGATGTTATATCTACATTATTCATTTCTATTCTCCAAAGTTTTTCATTTGAAACTAAATTCTTGTAATACAACCCAATAGTTACTAATGGACTATCTGATATAGTTTTACTATAATCAGCCATTACAAAAGACCTAAGTCCTTCAGCGTCATCTATTTCAAAAGGATATAAAATTTTTCCTTTTTCAATAGTTATTATTGGTGGAGGTGTATGAATTGGAAATCCTTGATAAGGCCCATCATAAGTACCAACAACAACTTGAGATTTGTTAATAATATTATGACGGACATTTAATGCACCACCTGATTTGGTATGCAAATGCTTAGTATCAGCGCCTATACCCCAATCTGTTCCGTTCCATGTTGCAGAAAACTCACCCGACTCTTCTGATAACCCTATAATATCATCAAAACCAAATATTGTGCGATTTATAACTTCAAGTTCGTAACTATAATTATTTCCTTTAAACCCATAAGATCCAAGAATACTAATAAAATGTGTTCCACTATGCCACGACAATATAGAAGGAGCATTTGATGAATTAAGGGTCCCATTATTATTATATATATAGAAACTGGATTGAGTTGAATTGGTGGGCAACACATAAAACGGATAGAGCTGCCCACTGGTGGCGCACATAAAAATTCCCGTTGTTTCATCCCATTTGTAATAAGAATTAAGAGTTTCTCTATATAGCGGCTGTGTGTATTCTGATATAGAATTTATTGGAATTAAATCATTATTTTCTATGGACAAACCAAGGGCTTCATATGAAGTTAAAATAATATCCCCAGAATTAGCATCCATACATATATATTTTAATTTAAATGTACCAGAATTAAATAAATCAACAGGGCCGTAGTTATTGGTTCCATCTGGGTATTGCTTGCAATCAGCTGCCAGGGCGCTACACCATATATTATATATTATATAGCTGGGACACGCTGGAGTTGGTACAGGTATCTCATCAGACACAGCTAAAGAATCCAGTGCTGTAAAACTATAAGCCAGTCCTTGTCTATCGATATAATGCGGATCATTAGAAACAAATTCAGAAGAACCTGTTGGAAAAGATTTAATTTCTACCCAAGTAGGTGATACATCTGAAGATAACTCGAAGGTTTTCAAGCTTGTCTCATTTTGAATATATAAAGTATTACAGTCTTGACTTAATGAAGCAGTGGCTTTACCGCTGATTTTTAAAGCAAACTTATACACATCATAACCAGCGTGAACACCGAATGTATGCGTTACTAATTCATACGGTGAATCAAGATCATCATCTCTTTTTCCAATTGGGTCACAATCAGTAAAAGTAACTGCATTACTTCTACTTACTGTAATAATAGTATATGAGGATAGATCTCCTACACAAATAATAGAAAGTGTACTAATTACTTCATTGGCATCTGGTGGGTATTTTATTTGTACTGATGACTGAACTTGAGCATGGGATCCTTCATCACCACCAAGTTTTGTGTAAGTTGGCTCTTCCCATGGGGACATAAATATAGGAGAGAATCCAAGATGATTTGTATCAATGTACACCAATTGCTTTCTGTCATACCCAACTACTATCCATGGAATAGGAGAAACTGAAATTATATCACATATTATAACTTCTGATTTTTCAAGTGATATATAACCTTTTATGTATGCTTCTTGTGCAACAACCGCTACAAACACATTAACCACATGCAATCCAAACTTTGAGACACACTCAATAAGTACCCCTTCAAATGGTGATACTCGACGAACGCCCTGCTTCAATCCCTGAAAAGACATCTGTTTTTTCAGAATCTCAAGCTGAGATAACGCAAACCGTTTGAACTGTTTAGCTGCATGGGTATTACCATGAAACTTCAGTCGTGGAGGAACTGGTAACATTATTATTCTTTATACTCATGTGATTCTCTAAGATCATTAGAAAGACTGGAGGATATTCCAAGACTTGATCCTATACTCTCTGAATGTCCTATACTGATTCCACGAGATTCTGAATGGCTCCAGGATTCGCTTTCACCAGCATTATAACTGTTAGAAATTCCTGCAGAGGCATTAACTGCGCCATACATCGAGGCCAAAGCTTGTGCAGAAACATTAGTTAGTGATTCAGCCACCTTCTCTCGCAACCCGTACTCAGCCGCGTATGCTTTTACTTGAGCGTCAATCTCACCAAGTTGGGCTTGCATATCAGAGTCAGCATTTTTAACCCTCAGTTCCCACTCAGCCACCAAACCTTTTTGCTGTTCAGTAACTGCACGAGACTCTGATTCATATCCGCTTACTTGTGCTGAATAAACATCAGTGATTGCTTTATTTTTTGATGCTTTACCGTTTATTTCAGCAGTATATGCCTCTACTTCACCAGTAAAAGCAAGAATTACTCCCTTATTATATTCAACAGTTGCCTTGAGATTTTCAATTTGTACTTCAATATAAATCTTATCAGCTTCAGCTTTAGCAATGTAACCCTTGATATTTTCTGCATAAATTGCAATAGCATTAACAGCTAAAGCCTTTGCATAATCAAGTGAACGATCGTTAGTCTTATTGTAGAAATCACGCAACACAGCCTCTAAATCTTTCGCTAAACCAAGTATAAACTGACTGTTCTTTTGGGCAAGTTCAGCTTGCTCAATCATTATCTTGCCATTCAAATCAAGCAAGTTTCTGGCCTGCTCACTGACTTGTTCTTGCAGCCGCCCTGCCATTGCCCCAGGCGGAAGATCAAAGCCACGAACAGCAAAATAATCTTCAATTTCAGTTTGAGTTTTATTAAACTCGATAGTCTGTCTGGCCCTGGCGCGATCAAATATTTCTTGCTCAACAGTAGCATCAAGTCCAGTGGCTCCAGTCTGTAAATCATTGATTATTCGAGCCAATAATGGCGTAAATAATGTTGTATCATAACTGGAAGCTACCCAAGAAAGAGAATCCGTTATTGTAGCCGGAAGGTCAGCGGAATCAATATCTGATAAGTCAATTGTTGGGATTGACGCAAGAGCGCCAAGAACGGCAGAGAAGTCAGGAAAAACCAAATCAAGACCTGCTGCTATTACTGGTGGAGAAGGGATATTACCAGCTAAATTTGGAATATTTTGTGAATCATATACAACATCTGGGATTACTAAAGGGGCAATGATACTATTAAGATCAGTCATATATTGTTGAAGAGTAACAAGCATTTCTTCAGCATTCTCTGCTACAATATCAAATCGCTCATTAACAAGGGTGTACGCTCCGGTTGAATTTATACCAGGGGCTTCCCATTCGCCCTCAAAATCCTGGGGATACTCTGGAGTAGCTAATGATAAATTTACAGATACACCATCAACAAATGATCCCATTATAGAATCTCCTTAAGTGTTACAAACTGTTCCAGGTCTGTGATGTTTGATTACTGAATAGTCAAGTATGCTGCCTGACTCTGATCGCAACAGTTTATTCGGTAAAATCATGTCACAATAGGTTAAAGTGCCTGCATTTACTACTGATTCTATTACTTTTGCAGGAAGTGTTATTGTGCCATATGTAAAATCTTCTGCAGTACATTCACATGAAACCTTTTTCATTGGCAGGGTCATTTTAGCAGTGGCCACTCTCCAATTTTCTACTTCTGCTGCAAGACGAATCTTTGGTAATGCTATGTCACCATAAACAACTGTCGGATTCCAGCTTTCAGAAGCAACTGTTCGTTTTGGTAAATCTATACTGGTATCACTGCCCATTTCACATAACAACCGGAGAACAGGTTTTTTAATGCTGCTCCATGTAACTATTGGATTGGCACACACAGCAACAACTTCTTTATCTGGTAAATCAATATCTGCGTCTGTTAAAGTCCAAACATGACTTATAGAACTAATAGTTTTATTTGGTAAAGTAATTCCAACATGAACTGGTATTGGGTTTAATACTACAGATGCTAACTGTTTTGATGGTAAAACTACCATGCCCCAAGTAACAATATCATTTATAGACTCTGATTCAAATTCCTTTGATGGCAAAGTCATTGTTACAAATGGCGCTGTAACTTCAGCGTCACCCATAATAAACAATATATTAGTTATATCTGGAGGTGTATATGACATTAAAATTCCCTGCAATGCGCGTAAGTGACACTATTTTCTCCAGCCGCACCAACAGCTTCAACAGTAAACTCTGTCCATGGTAGTGCTGGAATACTGGCAGAAAAATTCCCAGTAATCGGGGATGACACTACAGCTTTAAGTAATCCGATATTATTTGTAATTTTAATAATTCTACTAACTGAAGCACCATGCGGAGCTATTGTCCTTCCAGAACAAATTACATAGGAAACAATGCTATCATATGGAGCATCATCCATAATTATTAGTGCGGCCATATTACACCTCTCTAATCAACATTCGGAGGATACCAGATGTATTCATGTACCTATAACCATACGTATCATCTGCAGTATGCAATGATTCTTGGGTTTCTATCCATGATGATGGTGCGCATAATATGTGAGGTAAATTTAATATAGTAGTACTTTGATAATACATACCATAACGGGCAACTTTATACCCAGGAACTAAGGGATCAGATGTAGCAGAATAACCTGCCGGATAAAGAATATTAACATTGACATCTGCCAGTGTTCCAGCATGATTAATTTCCACAACACAAGTGCCGCCATTACGAGCATACTCTGTTCGTTCCATATTAAACTTGCAGTCTGCTGTATAGGAATTTACAAAAGTATAAAAAGTAACATTAAGGCCAGTGATTGATTTTATTCGTACTCTTTCTATATGAGCATTATCAGAAACGAATAAATACATATCAACGGCCCATGCTGCGGGGACCGCAGAAAAAGAAACTACTACATCAGAACCAGAAGTTATTGCAGCAGTTGGAGTATGCCTTGTCTGATCAATTACAGAATCTGGCACCCAGCCTGCCCCGCCAAGATTGTAAGTAGATATAAATTTTGCAATAACATAAAAAGTATCAAGATCACCGTATACCCATAGAGTATTATTTGTATCCGCTGTTACTGCAAGCCCATAATTTTCATATCCATAAAGTCCCACACCCGAATGAGTTGCAGCATCCCAAAATCTATATCCATTTATCGTAATCGTAGCGCCAGTCGTGTGCATTTTTATAAGGATATATATTTCCGTATTTCCGGGTGTTTCACCAGTAGTCTTTACAACAAAGTAGTCACCAAGGGTTATGTTATCCTCATCCACAGCGTACACTGCGTCCACAAGTGTCCATCCTATTCCTATCCCGTCGTAATCATATGTCCCATTACGAGAGCATAAAAAATCGCGTAAATGCTGGAATGTTTGCTTTGAGTTATTGCAAGGGATCCCTATTAAGTTTTTATACGCCATTTGATCACGTTTTCGGTTGAGTAACAGTGAAAGTGCTCACACTGGAAGTATTGCCTTCTACAATTGATGTATTTGACATCCGCATTTCATACGAAGATGATGTACCGATTGCACCATCAAGTCTAATTGCTACGGTACTTGCCCCTTGAATTCTGTCATTGGCATACCATCTAAACCATCCAGCAGTTGTACCAGTGCCAGCAGCAGCAAGACCTACTGATTGCCATACCTCAGCTACGTCTTTTGATAAGACCCCATCAATACTGGTGCCCATATTAAGACCATTTGTCGGAGAACCAGGTGTAAAAGCACCGGCATTCAAAGTAATAACATCCAATAAGGTCCCAGTTTCAATAGCATCCGCATCAACTGGTTGTGTGCCAGAATACCGATAGATAACACTATTTACCATCAAACCCTTAAAATCATCAGTAACATTTAAGGCATTTACCAAGCCTGTACTTAATCGTAGCGCCATTTTGTTCTCCTAATAAACTGAGTTAATTACATTATAATCAGAAACAATAGTTGCCCCTGATGAACCAGTTGGATATAACAACTTATTTGCTGTTGGGACAATCAGCGTTCCGTCTGCTGTACCTATAGACAATCCATCATCGCTTGACCAAATAGCAGATAAGCCTTGAATCTGTAAAGCTGTAGCACTCAAATCAACAAGTTCAATATTTGCACTATATTCATGCGCTGGAACTTCTGTTTTCTTTTCAAAGCTCATATCAGAAAACTTATCTGCCCCACGAATAAAGCCTGTAGATTCCTCAGTAGATACCCAAACACCGGACTGAACAGGTTTTATCATCCTGACATTTGAACCAAACTGAAAAAAGCACCTCGCCATATCAAATTTACCATATGCGTATGGCTCAGAAACCCATATCACATTGGCAACTGCAATCCACATACGTCCCTGAAATATACAAATATGATTACCAAGTGGAGCAGCAGAAAAAGACCTTGTTGTATCTGCGCCCACATGATCATTAGTGGGCCATGGACTTGATAGGCCATTTTCAATTACACCATTTTGGAAAGCACTTGAATAATAAGTCTTTGTACCTACTTGCCAATAAGAAACCTTAGCCCCTTTCATCAACCCTGAACGAACGCCAGTCAATGACAAATCTGTACCAACTTTATAAAGTGCGGCATCGGCTGTTCTATCTTGTATAACAAAACAATCGCCGTTATCGCAAAATAATGAATGAGAAGATATATCAGATAATTGAACCTGTCCAGCACGCCTATAAATCATACCAGTTTCATCAATATCAACATTAACTGCTTCAGCTAAAAAGCCTACACCAGTTTCAGGATTATATTGATGCCTCAAAGGATCAACAATATTATTTAATCCTGAAGCGCCTTTCAAAATAATTGATTCAGCCATATCTTATCTCAATCTTAATCCACGAGATTCATAAGGAACTGTAAGTTCAAGTGTTTTTAATGATTCAAAAAATAAACCCTTAAATTTTGTTGTATTTGGAGTCTCATTTTCAATTCCATCCTCAAGAAACTCATAAGATTTCCATGCAGCAAAATTAGTCAGTAATGACATTTGCAAATGTTCAGGAATACCATCTGGTACATCTCCATCATTTACCATTGTAACAGGTTTACGGTAAAAATGCAAGGTTAAAATTTCAGCCACCGTGGGAATCCCCTGATAATAGATTTTCCCTCCGTGCTCTACAACCTCAGAAATATTACCTACTCTGGAAAGAGCTGGATACGTTGTAACAAAATCAATAAAAGAATGTGCTATATCAATTTCAGATCCTCGTGCTGATACAGCAAGACAAAGATTTCTTTGAAATGTCAATGGCATATCTACATAAGCTACCCCAACAACCGTTGTAACAGTATCTATAGATAAAAGCCCAGGTAAAGGTGGTGTAATTACATCTCCTAAAGCTGATTGCATACCACCAGCAATTTCAGCTACTCCCTGATTGATAAAATCCCCAAAACTATCTTCAAGACTTGAATCATCTACAAGAGTATTTGTTCTTAATATTAATTCTTCAAAAGTAGACATTAACACTCCTTATAAATCATCTTGAGTTATTGGAACAGTTATAAAAGATTCTTCAGGTTCAGGACGATATACAGGTACACTTTGTTTCTCACCTAAAGGTTTCGGATCAGAATAATGTGGATGTTTTTCTTCCCAACAAGTATCAGCACAAACAAATAAATTATTCCAAGTCATTCTACATTCAGAAGCATAACGTTGAAATCCACACTGATCACAAATTACTAAGTAATCACCAGGTTTATAGGTCATTTCATCTTCCTCTACATAATTAATAACTGTAGCGTAAATCAGTTTGGTCGTTCATAAATGAACAGCAAGTTATCTCATCAACAACATAATATAATTCAACTACTTTGTAATGTCCTGCAAAATGACGAATCTTTTCTTTTCATTCCAACTTCTGATAATACCACCAACTGTCCACTGAATGTCATAATAAAACTTTCCTACAGTTGCCGTATTAACGGACGTGGGAGTGAAGGATACCTTACCTTTATTGGTCACTTGATCTGGATCAACTACGCCAGCTACCTGAAAAATCTGGTGCGTTATATCTGTCGGGTCTTTCTCACTGTTCACCGTGAGCAGGAACGCATATCCTGTCAGGTCAATCGCCAAACTGGTAGACTTGCTTTTGACAGTTAATATCAGCGGGTAACTGTCAGCCCGCGTCATCTCAATATCACCTAAAATTTCACTCATTACACACCTCAATATAATAATCAGTATCATCAACGGTCATTTCAAAGCTGGTGTCGTCAAGTTCTAATTCAAGTTCACCGTCTTCAATTACGAGATCAGGCATATCATCCTCCAGAGTGAGCAGGTATTCATCAACAAGGATGGTTGCAATTCCGCCTTCCTGTGCATTCAGATGTTCCCAGGCATCGTAGCTGCCAGCAGGGGTAAG